ACCGACCGGTCGGTATCTGTGTTTAAGGATTTTGCTTCATTTTGTTTTCGGGCGTGTCGTTTGTTTGTTTGTGTTATAGTGTAGTTATCAACTTCAAGGGAAAGGAAATAAAATGCTAAACCTTACTGCATATGTTATCGAGTTCGAGGAATACAATCGATATAAGGTGATTATTGACGGTGTTTGGAGAGGTTTCGTTTCCGATAACGGGCTGGAGGATGATTCTACTCTTTCGTTCCGTGGAGCGCTTGAGACTATTGTGGAGGTTTTATTGAGTAACGATTATGATATCAGCATGGTTGCTGAAGGTTATTCCAAGAAAGGCCGCCCGTGCCGTACATATGCTGTTTCGATTGATGATGGTGACTGATGAATAAGAAAGCCCCTAGGTAATACCTAGGGGCTTTTCTTGTGCTGTCAATTTAGGCGAATACGAGGTACCACATTGATTTGTCGGCTGGGGCGAGTGCGACATATCGGGTTGCGCCTGAACCTCCTACATAGTGTGCCCAAATGTATCCGTCTGCGATCTCACCATCTTCGGACAAATTGACTGTCTGCCCGTAATGGTATTGGGCTACGACTTGTGCTGAGGTGGACGGTGCCGAGCGCACGTTGAGTACGTCAACGTTGACTTTGTAGGTGCGTGGGATGATGGTTACGTTACTGTTTGCCGGTGCGGGCGCGGGTGTGTTTGCCGTGCGTGGGTGGAAGTAACCGATAATGCCGTTCTTGCTGAGTGTGACGTATCCGGCTCTGTTTGGGTTTTGTGACATGGTTTCCAAAGTGCTGTTGCCGTTGTCTCGTACTACGATGGCTACGTGGTTCATGCCGTTGCCGTTCCAAAATGCCACGTCCCCGTAGGTGGGTGTGTAGTTGCCTGCTTCGCGGCTGAATGCGTTCTGCAATGCTTGAGAGCGGTCATATCGTGCGGTGTAGACGCTTGCGGCGTATCCGTCTACGGTGTTGGTGTCGGCGGCTGGAATGTCATACACGTTTCGGGCGTAGCTACTCCATAAATCCCAGCATTGCCCACCATACGCCCCGTCCATATCTACAACCTGTCCGTTAACGCTATTCATCCATTCTTGGATATTCATGTTAGTTTTCCTTCTTGTGTTTGGGGGTATTGGTTTGTGCGAATACGCTCATGAATGGTGCGTCTGCCAACTCTGGGTTGATGGCGGTAATGTTTTCAAGGATCGAGGTGAGTTCGATCAGGCTAATGCCGCCTACGGTGCATACGAATACGCTGACCGGCAATCCGAGATCTACGTGTAGGTTGATCATGTCCGTAAAATAGGCGACTAGGGTGAGCATAAGGTAGGCGAACTTATGCCATAATCCTTGTCGCATTTTCTGGGAGCTGAGCGTATCATTTAAAATGGCTTTTGCAATGCCGGTCACGTAGTCCACAATGATAAAAAAGACTACCGCGAACACACACCATACGTCGGTTGCTGTCATTGTCATATATTATTTTCCTTATTTTCCTAACAGTTCACCTATGATCAGTCCAAAATCGGCCTTGACCTGTGAATCATCAAACCTTATTTTACCTAGTCGGTAGCCGGTGGTGAGTCGTCTTATGATATCATCTGATTTTTTGACGTACCATGTTTTTTCGTCAACATGATTGGGGTCTAGGGTGTATACGGGTCTCGTGTTGTCTTTAGGGATACGTCGTGAAACATATTGTGAAACGTGCCCATCCCGTTCGGACACGGAAACCCAAATACCGAAACGAGCATAGTCGGTAGTATCCAAAATGTACGAGAGTCCGCCGTCGCTCGGTATTGGCGCTAGCAACGTGTCCGATTCATCTCGGAACTTGTTTCTGATCGCATAATCCGCATAATCGCCATCGTATTGTTCAAGGAATCTGCCAAATTTCGATTGTGCGACTTTTGCCGAGAATCCGCCATAGTCGGCCAATTCGAGACAAACGAAACCCCCGCAATACAACTTGTATTGTTGCTGGTTGGCTTGCTGAGCACCAATGTCGAGTCTGTATTTCGCAAAATAAGGATTAGCTTTTTGCACCGCGTTAGATAAAAATAGCACTTTTGTTCTATCCTGCCAACGGTCAACCGTGTTGTAAAATTCCGAGAATGAATTTACCTCATTGCTTAAAAAACGTAGGTTATCGGGGAAAATTTCGTCGAAGATAATCAAGTGCACTTTAGGGTAGGCCACTGATTTCAGCCCGCCCGCCTGTGACAATGCGACGAAATAACAGCATGTGCGCCAGTCCTTTTCGTCCCATGACGTCTTATGTACTTGTCCTTTTTCACCATTCACACGAAATTCGTACGAGGGGAAGAACTCTTGAATGTCTTTGAAGAAGGTTTCCTTGCGGTGTTGTTCCACGTCCGTACGCCTAAGATAAATGAACTCGTGACCGTGCTTGATGTATTCTTTGATGCCGTATCGTTTGGCGGCGAACGTTTTGCCGAGGCCGCGTGCGCCGATCACGAAATTCCACGACGCGTTTCGGGTGAGCAGATTATGCAGATCATAGTAATCATCTTCAGCTAATGTCCGTAATGCCATATATGCTCACCTCCATTATGAATAATGGGGGGCATGACGTCATGACCACCGTCATACTCCCCATTTGTCTGTGGTACTAGTCGGCTCAAGGGAAAGCATCATATGCCGACACTGCCCATTATATCACACTTTAAAATGCGGGTGGATTCGACTTTCCATCCCACACCGACAACAGTGAATATGCCTGATTATATCGGCTTGTGTACGGCTGGAATGGGTATGTGGCGAGAATATTGGCCTTAAGCTGAGCGAGATTCGACGCTTTCGGTATCTTGAGCGCGTTCGCGGGGGACTGGTGGTATGCAGTGACCCACAGTATTTGCATTTTATCATCGTCGTACTGCTGCGGGTATCCGGCGTAATCTTCGGCAAACTGCTTGCGCTGCCCTTCATGGGATTCACCGCGTGCCGCCCATGACTGGAATGCGCTAGCTTCCGCCTGTGTGAGGTTTCGCGTAAAATCCCCTCCGCTCTCCATTAATGCGGCGATCTGCGGGGCGGCGTTTTTGAATGCCGCGTAGCCGGTTGGGTCTGCCGCTTTCATGGCATTCAACACTTGCAAACGTCTGCCGAAGCTCCATTGGGCAATGCCGATACCCTGCAAGTTGGCCGCTTCTACCGCATCCCAGCGCAAACTGGCTTCGACTGTGCCGATCACGTATAAGGCGTACGAGTTTTCTGGTGACGTCGAGCTTGACGGGTGCCCTTGTCCTTGCGAGTCGGACGGTTGCGGTTGTGTCGCTTTTTCCGAAAAATTATTGGCGGTGGTCTTGTAAAAGATACGGGTTCGTGCTCCGCCGTTATCAGTCTCATGCAGATACAGGTTGTCGCCCTGCCAATGGATCCATGCCCCGCCCCGTTTCGCGTCTGGGTTCCCCTGATTGTTGTCACCGGTGGGATTATCCACGTCCGGCTTAGGCATGGTACGGGGATGTAAGTAGCCTAACAGTCCGTCGATCGGAAACCATTTGAGCGCGCTTGCGTCAGGATTTTGCGTAATCACGTAGACTCTGCCGTCTTTTACCCCATCCCCCGCGATTATGGCGACATGCGTGTATGGAGTGTACGTGCCGTACCCCCATATTGCCACGTCACCGGCCACCGGCTGATATCCGCTTGCGGGAATTCGTTCGTACACCTGCTCGCACCGTGCGGATACCGGGTATGATGTGTACAAGCCTCCGGCATAGCCGGTAGGGGTTATGCAATCCTGTATGGACATGCTGTACATGTCCATGCTGTATTTTGCCCATAAGTCCCAGCATTGCGCCCCATAAGCGCCATCCATGTCCCAAAAACGGTTTTTCGTCTGATCAATCCATTGTGCAAAAGTAATAGCCATAACGCAATTATAGGCGATATGGCTATCATTTTAAGGCATTAGGATTATTACCATGCTACAGTAAAACCGCCACCCATCAGACCATTGGGGGAACCATGGCTACCGGTTGTGGTGTATGGTTGGAGGCCGAACGTGCCACTCATGTGATCTTCAGACCCCAACACCTTAAACAGGGTGGCGTCGTTCGCGCCGTTGGATGCCATGAGCGCCCATGCGTCCGGCTCGTTGGTGGAATCTTTGTCGCGTTCGGCCCATTTCGGCAATGCGTTTTTAATGTCCACGAAATTGGCGGCGGTGACGTTGCTGGCGAGATGCCAGCCGAACGTCAGAAGCCCTCCCGAAGCGTTGACGGTGAACAGTGCGAGCGTGTTGGTTGAGTCCCTCCATGAATACGATTCGGTACGTCCCGTGTAATTGTGGTTGATGTAATCAAGCATATAGGATACGATTACGTTGGTACCGTCCGCGTTCGGATGGATATCGCTGGTCGGGAAATACGTGTTGTTTCCCAAATTCCATGTCCACGCCCACGGCACCGCTTCCACGCCGACTTCACGGGCTGCGGAAATACAGGATGCGGAATTGTACCGCCAATAATTTGATACTGGCGTCCAGTCCCACATCATGGGTACTACAATGATTCGAGCGTTCGGGAACTCTCGTTTCACCCCCTCGTACAGGCTTACGGCGGCGGTACGCAATGACCCCGAATACCCATCGTTGGTATTGCGGCTTCCTGCGATCACCACTAAGCCAACATCATTATGGTTATAGCTGGTGTCCGCTTTTGCATTGTTGAGTTCGCTTTGAAAGGTGGTGTTTGGCGCGATGTAGCCGGCTCCTGTGATGCAGTAATTGTGTAGCAGGCTGTTTTCGCCCAGTCGGGTATTAAGTACGGTCGGCCACTCTCGTGTCTTATCCGTATTCGTGCCGTACGAGTCTCCAAAAGTGACCAAGTGCCCGTTAGTGCGTGAGAGAGATTTAAGGATTCGGGCGATAGCGTCGTTAGCGCTGACAGCATCCGTACTTGCTTTATCCCACTTGGTCTTGTTGGCGGTGGCATGGCCGGTGGTGTCCGCGCCGAGTGCGGTGAGAATCGCCGTGTTGGAATTGGCTTTTTGAGTGGCGGTGGCGGCGTCTGCCATTGCTTCGATGGCATCCGTCCCCGCTTTATCCCATTTCGTCTTATTGACGGTGGCGTTACCGGTGGTGTCCGCGCCGAGCGCGGTGAGAATGGCACTGTTATTGTCGGCCTTGCTTGCGGCGGTGGAAGCTGTAGCAGTGGCGGTGGTGGCGTCAGTACCGGCTTTATCCCACTTAGCTTTACTTGCGGTCGCGTTATCCACCGTGTTATCCCCAAGGAGGGCTTTCACTACTTCTTCGTCATGGGTTTCTCGCGCTTCCACGCCTTCGATGCGGTTCAAATGGTTTTCGAGCGTATCGTCAATGGTGCGCATGGAGCCGTTATATCCGTCTCTCAGGTCGGCGGGATCATTGTCGCCGTACAAATTCAAGCCGTAATTGTCGGTTTTGGAGTATATGGTTGACATATATTATCCTTTTCTTTTACTGTTTAGTGCATAATTAAGGAATGACAACTTATCGTAGACAGTGTGTCGTCCCTGTATTGTTATTGTATTCCTACAATCCCTTTCGTTCAATGATTGAAGCATGGCATACATACCTACCACTAGGTATATATATGACCGATCTCGGTTGTCCCAATACATATGACAGCACCTTGGTATCGTCAGAGATTCCATCCCCGTGCGCGCCATATTGTTTGACATTGAGGGAATTATTGTCTGCCACCAATTTTGCAATAAGATTATTTTTGCAGGATATTACATCCAGGCTATTTGCCGCAACGTTGCCACCGCCTGCATGTATCACATAATGCGCTCCGCCACCGTCGCCGGCTTTATAAAACCTAGAGTACGACATTTCATGCCGTCTGTGAGAAGACTTGAATCCCGCATGGACTCTATATTGTCAAATGTTACGACACAATTAGGTAAAATCGCATCTGTCCTTGAAATTGACTCTCGTAATGCCGTACCGGACGTGACGTTGGTTACCCCAATTGACGTAAGACGGTTATCTGCGCTTGTTGCGTCAGTGGCCGCTTTATCCCATTTTGCTTTCGCAGCGGTCGCGTTATCCACCGTGTTATCCCCAAGGAGGGCTTTCACTACTTCTTCGTCATGGGTTTCTCGCGCTTCCATGCCTTCGATGCGGTTCAAATGGTTTTCGAGCGTATCGTCAATGGTGCGCATAGAGCCGTTGTAGCCGTCCCTAAGATCGGCTGGGTCATTGTTGCCATATAGGGCCAGTTGGTAATTGCTTGTCTTTTCGTAGACGGTTCCCATCAGCCAACTTCCTTAGATTCTCTGACAAGGATTTCGAGCTGGTGAATTTTCTGATCCAGGATACGCATGGAATTATTATAGCCATCTCGCAAGTCCATTGGCGTATCGTCCGTATAGAGCGGTAATGCCAGGTGTTGTGTCATATTGTATTGGACGTTGGTCATTGCTGTATCGTCCTTTCTCGGGGGGTTACCCTCGGTTCTTTGTTGCCGAAAATATCATGGTTACCTAAAACTGCCCATGTGATGCAATCATATTGTGCAGCCCGTTCGGTGGTCATGGTTGCCATCTGGTCTACCCGTGCTCCGAATACGGCCAATTCGCGGTACATGTCACGATTGGTGTTTTTGGAGTCCTCGTATTGTCCTGTTGTCGGATTATAGGTGAGTGACGATGTTTGATACTGGTCTACCTTTTTCGCGAGATCATCCAGTGCGGTATCGACTGAGGCCTGCCATGCAGCGATCTCGGAGAGAACTTTATTGATAGCCTCGATGTCGGCGTTTTCGTCTTTGGCGAGATTGTCGAGCTGTTCCCTGAGCTGGTCGATATGCTCGGCCACCTCCTGCACATACCCCAACACTGTCAACGTGTCACGGTATGAGAATGGCTGCACCGTCGTGAAATACCGTTGTCGCGGGTCGATGTCCAAGGGGGCGGCGCACATGTTAATTCCGTCCATAAGATCCTCCAATCTGTCTCAAGTCAAGTATACTCTAGTGGCCGAGATTATAGGCGAGTGACGTGGAATACAATTGTGGAACGTTGGTCATGTTGTCACCGCTGCCCCACATGCCCATAAAGAGATTTTCCAACGAATTGATTACCATCATGTCAATATTGAGCATGGTGTTACGCCAGTCCTGCAAGAGCTGTGATTGTGACCCGCTGGTTCCGATCGTATGCGATACGCTATTACCCTTGTCCGAAGAGTGCGCGTAATCCGTGTTGCTGGTACTGGACGCGGTGGCCGAGCTGTCCTGCTGCGTGCTGGTATGCGTATTGCCTAGCGAGTCTGTCTGCGAAGCGCTCGTAGCAAACTGTTTAAAATCGTCAATACGAGTCTGCGGAAACTCGCTGTTGAACGTCATGCTGGAATTGTCCGCCTTAGTGTCGGACGTACTGTTTGCCGTGGACTCGTTCGACTGCGTGCCCGAAGATCTGCCCGAAGATTCGTTGATGCTGGTCGAATCCATGGTCTGATTGACGTCTGACGTGATGAAAGGGTCGAACTTGCGTTGTGCAGATAAATATAATTGGTTGAAATAGTCCATTTGTTCGCGCATGGTACGCCCCAAATAAAATACGAACATTTGCGGGGTTTCGCTGCCGATTTCGCGTAGTGCGTAGTGTGCTACGATTTTTTCGTTCAATTTCGCGCGATATGCTTCGTCGAAAATCGGATAATATTGCGAGGATAAATGCAATTTTTCGTCCGTATCGAAGCCACGGTCTATGAGATTGCCGAGCGTCAACGTGTAGTCGGCCATGCTGTCCCTGATGGCGTACATGCTTAAGTCCTGTGCCATTATTCTTCCTCCTTGTTGCCTTCCACATCCAATAGACCACCGGACGTGGTGTCGTTCCATTCGATGCCGATAGGATATCCCGAGTCGGCCATTTGCGGCCACAACCGGTTGATCGTATCGCACGCCTGTTGACGTGATTTCAGGTAGCTCAGGCGGAACACGTTTGTACGCGAGTTTCCTGCCGTCACTTCCGACTCAAGCAACCGCTCCTTCTTCTCGGTGGTGCTGTTGTCGATACCCAAGTAGTTTACGAGTTCATTCCATATCTGCGTTTTGGTGGTGATGATCTTGTCAGCAAGAAATGGTGTGACGTTGGGGAATGTTTGGAACATGCCTGTAATGTCCGCCGAATCGTAGGCGTAAATATAGGGGTCGCCGTCCTCACGAGCCTTCATCAAATTTTGCGCGGTGAGCTTGTTGGTTTCGGACGTGGCGATAATCAACGGTACACTGATATTGTCCAAATTCACGTCCAAAGCACGATCTGCGATGGCGAGTCGTGTGGCGTAATTCCACATGACATCGACCATGGTGCACCGTAATTGGTTATCCCAGATCGGTACGCATTCCTTGCTTCCGATCTGCGGGTGTGAATAATTGGTTGCTACCGGCTGGAAACTGGTTGGATTATTATAATTGTTTACACCGCCAATGTTGCCGGACGTGACCATAAAACGGTTAACCCCCTTACGTTTATCGGGGAAAAACAGCGCCAAACCGTTCTCAAATAAAGTCAATTCAAGGTAGCGCTCGTCAATGTACGGGGGTAGATTAATCCATCTGAAACGTGACACGGCCAGCATTTCAATCAACTTCATGTATTGATTGATCCTGAGCGATTGCCGCATTTCCGGTAGATTCAAATTGCCCCACATGCTGCCGAGCACGCTCTGGTTATCCCAGTGCGCGGCCTTGCGTGCGTTATTGCGTTTACCCATAATCACCGTCCTAAAAAATAATGGAGAGAGTCTTAATATGCTTTCTCCATTATATCCAATCAGTACGAGATACCGGCTAGCGGCACATTGTCCGCGTAATCGGTGACGCCGATCTTATCGGGGTCAGTCCATACCGTCACGCCGGATTCGAAAATACCTTTCACGGTCAGACGGTACTCTTCTGGACACGTGCTCGACCTTACGTACAGTTCGTGGAGTTTCCAGTATGTAAAATTAGACATTGCCATCAAATTCGAGGGCAGTTGCATAAAGCGCTGCACATAGTACCCATACCTTAACCACACTTCGCCAATGGCTTGCATGGCGGCTGGGGGTATCTGGCGGAAACGGACCATGACACCAATCAGGCCATTGGCCAGGTTGAAGGCGTCACCGCCCAGCGCGCCCGACGTGGTAGGGGGTACGGTCTGCGTCTGTTGCACTTGCGCGTTGATACCGGCGATCGTGTTTTCATAATCGCCTTGCGCCGTCGCCTGTGCAAGCTGTTTGTTCACGTCGGCCAACTGCATGGTCTGCTGGTTGGACAGGTTGGTTTGCGCGAGACTATAGGCGTTGGCCTGTGAGGTGCTGGCATTGTTGGTGGTCTGTGTGTTCGCCAGTTGCTGGTTGGCGGTTGAGACGTTATTATTGTAGGTTTGCTGGTTTGTCCATGCGCCTATCGCGGTGCCCGCTATAGCACCGGCCACACCTCCTATATTACCGGTGACGGCGGAACCAACCGCGTTTGCCACACCCGACCCGATAGTGTTGAGCTGTGCCATTTGATTGTTGAATCCAAGGTTTTTCAACGTCAGATCGGTGCCCATCTGCGCACTCTGGTTGCTGATCGCGTTCATGGCGTTCCGGTTCGACGTGCCGAGCCGGTTTTGCTGACTTGCATACTGTGTCCCGATCTGCGCCTGAGCGTAAGCATTGTTGATGCCCATCTGGGTTTTCTGATACCCCCAATCCGCGCTTTGCTGCGCGTACTGGCGTGTGTAGGCGCTGTTCGCAAGCGCCAAGGCGGATCCGTTGTTGACGGCCATGAACGTTGGAAAATTGGTGATGCCAAAGGACGCGTTGAGCATTTCACCCGTATCGATGGGTAAACCGAGCCCGTTTGGCAATGGCTGACGATCTCCAAGACTGCCCGCATGATAGCCGCGTGCATAAAAGTTCAGGCGGGGCGACGGCGGCGCGTAATCCCATGATTCACGGATAATCAGATCAGCGGAGGGGATCTGCTCAGGCTCATATGCAATGACGGTCCCGTTAAGGCACGAGCATTCGACATAGGCGTAAGGGGAGGTAAGAAACTTTTTCAGGTACCGGTAGCGTTCGGGGAGTTGGAACATGGTACGAAAATCTTTGATGTTGATAATATCGTCGTACCTGTCCGAACTGTCTGTTGCGCTTGCTCCCATTTTCCAGCAATTGCCGATAAAATGCGTGTCCTTGCCGAAAAGTTTCGTGACTTTCGTACCCCAGCGGGTAAGCTTGTCAGGCAGTGGCGGTACCGCGAAAATTCCGCAAATGCCCTGTGTTACCCATGGTGAGGTTGCTCCACCGTCGAAAAACCTGCCAATGTCTAGTGGGTTGTCGAGGTAGTAAATTTCCGTTCCATTTGCCTGTGATTCGAAAAAGCTGCCACTAGCTGACTGGATGGTTGGGTTGTCTTTGGTGCCGGAATCCACGGATAGGGAGGTGGTGGAGAGTATGATGACGCCGAATTTAAGGTTATGACCGTCCACTACGCCCATTAACGGCTTCCATGATTCGTTGGTGAGTACGGTGCATTTGCCGGTGTCGAGTCCTTCGGGCAGATCGAGGTAGGTTTTGCCCCAGTCCTTCCAAGCGTTTTCGTTCGCAACCCCCACATGCCCTCGTTCCACGTAGGCGTTACCGAGCTGGATATCATGCTGAAAAGACTGCCATACATCCAACTGGAGATTCAACTGTGTGGTGTTGGCGTTTACGTAGTCACAGGTTTGCACGAAATAATACCAACTGCGGGGGGTGTCGAAATCGTAGTCGTTCGTTGCGATCAAGTAGTTGTATTGGCTTGCTTGCGCAAAAGGGACTGGCAGCCGTACCGGCAGACCGTATTTCGCCATGGTGCAGTCGGTAAATTCGATACCCTCCAACCGGTCGAAATAGTCCTTCTGGGCTTGCCTGTCCCATTTAACGATATCCCTGTACCCCATGTCCCACGGCACGTTGCAAAGTTTAAAACGGGTGTTTGGTGTCCATTTTGCATAGCTGAAATTGATGGACAGATCGTTTGCGCTCATAAAATCCTCCTAAAAACAATAGGTGCGAGAATTATCCTCTCGCACCTATTTTACCTGCTATCGCCTAATGTCAGCCGGTGACTGTGATCTGCGCCGTCCCCTCCGCTCCTGCAAACTTTACAGTGACGCTGGCCGCTCCTGCACCGGTTCCGGTCAATACGCCGTTAGGGGTGATGGTCGCGTTCCGGGCTACTGACCACGTGGCGAGATTGGTCACGTCCGCCTTATTGCCGTCAGTCTTGGTGGCAATAGCCTTGAGCGCGGTATGGTTGTCGATCTTGACCGTCTTTTCGCCCTGAATCTCAATTGAATCAATAGCTCCAGTCTTCCAACCTCCCAGCCATTCGCCCACCACTGGCACGGACAGTGCGGCGGAAACCGTCTGATCGATCTCAGGCGTGGCCGGATTGATGTAGGTGGCCTGGGCGGTAACCTTAAGCGTTTCGGCGGTTTCGTCCAAACCGCAACGCAGAATACCGTCGTTATCGATCGAGGTGAACTGGGAGGTCGCACCCTCAACAGCATACGTAATACCCTTTGGCTGGAAGGTTGCCAACTCCTTGTTGGCGCTCGTAATAGTAGACACTACCTGCACCAAGTCGCCACGGGACACGTTTTCGGGAGTGACGGCGTCCTGGCCGTACTTCTTCACGCGCAGCTCGAACACCGGCGTGGAAGTGGTGAGCGTGTCCGGCAACGTCACGGACTCAGAAGAGCCTTCGCCAGTCCAGAAGAGGATGGCATTAGCGAACGGGTTAGGGGTGATGGAACCACGGTGCTTGTAGAAGATGTTGCGGGTGCCGTCAATCGGGTTCACGGGGGAACTGGCGGTCTCCAACATTTCATCCCAGCAGAAGAAGAAGTCTTCGGTGGTCAGGATGGCCTGAACCTTGCCGCCCTGTCCGCCGATACCGAACATGTCTTCCGGGATAGGAATAATGCGGTACGGGACATTAACCTTATCAATATTAAAGGCGGCGGCCAATGCTTCCACATTCAGCGCGGCGATAACCTGCGGGGTAGCGAACAGAATGGCTTCCGAATCGCGCCATGGAGTCACCCAAGACATGGCGTTATATCGCGGCATGGCCGACATTGGAGACGCCTTCAATTCATTCGCCACCTGCTGAATAAGTCGCAGCAATCCCTTTGCGTCCGCTTCCGTGGAATCCGCCTTGCCAACGTCCGGAGTGTGGACGCGGTAGAAGCCGCCCTTGCGTGCGTACTCCGCGAAACACTGCGTCTTCATCAAATACATATCGTTCCTATCCGAGAGGATAGGGGCGTTCATAATCTCAGCAATATAATCCGACATGCCGGACTCGCCATCGAACGCGGTCAACAGCGCATCTTCGGGGATGCTGACCGGATAGTAGTGGTCGAAAGTAAGGGGATGGAATACGGACGCGGTTGGGAGCGAGTAACGGCCATACACATCATCACCCAAATATTCTTTGTTAAAATTGCGTGTGCGAGCCTTGACCAAGCCAACAGCTGCCTGCTCATACGTGGAGCCATACCGCTTGAGCGTGCGGGGGGAGCCGATGAGCTTCAACGGGTCATCCCAGTCGGCGTGCTGGATATAGAGTCCGATCAAACGCTGGATGAGGACACCGGCGAATTCGTCACGCAGATAAGGGAAGTTGCGCATGGTGTCCACCGCGTTGCGAATATTGCCCTGCGTTGCGCTCGGAATACGGGTCTGGAACTGGGGGCTTGTTGCGTTTCGGACTGCGTTGAAGATCTCAACGTCACCCTTACCGGCTAACGGTCGAATATTAGACATTATATATTATCTCCTAACTATTTTAGTCAAACAGGTCTTCGATGGACCCTTGCGTTTCGTCACCGTCACCGTCATCGTCAGACGGGGTGGGGTCATTGTAGCCGAGCATGTCCATCATGGACTTGAGGGTGGCCAATTCCTTTTCGATGGAGTCGAGTCGTGCGGAAACGTCCGGCTCCTGATTCGGTTCCGGTTCCTGCTCCTTCGGTTTGACTTCATCATCCACGGTTTCGGTCTGCTGTTCTTCTTCGGTTGGCGGTGGGGTAGTGTTTTCCTCGCCGTCATTGTTTGGGTCTGCCATACAAAAGCTCCCTTCATATTGGTAATGTTTCCATCAAAATTATATCATGCGGCGGGAGAAAATAAATGACCCCGCAATCACGCGGGGTCGAAACTGTCTTATGTGAGCGCGGGTTGAAGATCGTAGGGCACTACCGCCACGATAGTGATGTTCACGGTCGGCGGCAATCTCAGCCGTGGCAGTCCGATCACGTGTTATTCCCAGTCGAAAATCGACGCTCAGAGGACAATAGGCATTATAGCATGACCATTGTCCCGTAATCATCCATGACTTGCACGCCATGATGGAACTCTTCGTAGGGGATGGGCTGCGAGAACATGTTTCCAGCCATGCATACGTCAACCTCCCCGTCTGCTCTCCATCCTTGATACCGGTTCATGCCGAGTATGGTCAATTTTTCGTATCGGGCGGCGATCTTCCACTTACCCAGTTCGGTCGAATGGATCTCGCATGATCGTACCGGTTCCCAGCCTGATAGGATGCACCCATCCGTATTGGCATACAATAATCTATCAGCGTTCGCATGGCAGACGGTCATAAGCTTTTTTCTTGCGTAGGCGTTGACCCACACAGGCACGGGCAAAAAGTCGGTTTTCAAATTCGACTCTTCACGTTGCGCAATATCCCAATCGAGGGTGATACCATCTTTAGACATGGGGAGCATGACGGAACCTTTGGGCAGACTCGCCATCTTCCCCACGAGAGCGTTCATGATCAGTTTCGCCATTTGTCGCTTCTCGCCCGTCGCCTTCTGCTTCAATTCCCCCCATTCATCCACGAACGAGCGAAAAAAGCCTTTGGAGCGGCGGAACTTCCACCCCCTTACACGCCTGTACACGCTCACGTCATAATTCTCGTATAAAAGCTGTTGATCTATGTCAGTCAATACGCGGGTGATGTAGCCACGGGTGGAAGTGAGCCTATTAAGTCCGTAGACACTGCGATTATCCAATAAAAAGGGGTATCCGTTTGGTTTGAGGTCCGCGCGAAACGTGAGTTCGTCACAGTGCAGTGGCATGTCGCTATCTTCTTCGTATTTGCCTTCATACTGCTCGGGTGTTCCCCATGGGAGCCATTCATCCCGCAAAATACTCGGATACATGCTATTGCAGTCAACGTCGATAGCCTTACCGTACATGCCTTCTTTGGCGATCATAAATCCACCGATATAGGCGTCATGCAGTGACTTTTTAGTTTCATCTTCAAGTTGGGGGAATTTGTCGTAATACCACTTCCACTCACCAGCCGCAAAAGCCTCCATGCTCGCGCCGCCTGCCGAGATCTTGCACAAGTTGCGATTATCGTACTCGCGCAGAATATTGAGTAGCTGGGCATCGGGCATGGTGAGACGGCAGTTTTCCCGCAAGAGATTGGAAATGTCGAAAAATCGTGCGGAATTATTACGATCAATCCTCGCGGTGAAGCTGAAAAATTTACCCTTTTTCGAGATAATCGCGTCCCAGCTCAGATTAGCATTATGCTCATTGTGAGGCAATGCGTGTACGACATGCGCCACGAACGGGTCTAACATGTCGGAGTCAGTCACATAGACGGTGGATTTGCCGCCCGTCATGATGGACGCCAACAGACGGCTAGGGGCGGCAATGTCACGTAAGACAGTGCCGTCCGTGAATCGTATGACGTTATCCGCACACCATAATCCCACCCTACTATCCTGCACTACCATAATATAACTTCCCTTGATTGCCGACCGCTACTTTTCCAGTGCGCTAGCTTCTACCATCCATCGGTCAAACTGCCTGCGCGAACGCTGATAGCCCTCGCCGTCATCCCTGAATACTGAAGTAAAACCGTGTCGAACGGGGTCATATACCGTCCAGTCAAACACGATACGCGGCGCATCCGTTTGCTCGATAAAAGCCCTCTTTTGCGTGGCTGAGAGTTGGCGGAACCGCTTCAGGCGTTTCGAGCCGAGCGTGGTAGCCAAGATTTTCTCGAACACTTCATGGCGTCCGCGCGACATATAGGACGGCCAATCATGCTCGCCGTACAAATCTTTGTCCTGTTTGCCCGTTCTCGACTTTTTGGACGGTTTGCGTTTCTGTTCGGTGCGCAACCCTAGTATTTCGGCCACATCGTGCATCTGTTCGCGTAGTTCGTTCCGGTGTCCGCTCTCCAGTTGAGAGCGCACGAATGCCTCGTCGCTCAAGACGTTCGTCATTTGGAGGAAGTCGGTGAGTTTTGACGGGATGATCTGAGTGCGTCCGAAACCCTCGCCGGTGGTGCCGGTGATTTCGGCCACACGCTGATCGTACACGCTTTTCGCGGGCATGGCCTGTTCCTTGTTCCATTCGTTGATTTTCCGTCGTGCCGCATTGATTTTGCGTTGCTGTTGCCTTAAGAGTTTGCGCCGTTTTGCCACCGGTTCCGCGTCGATTTGCGCATTGGTGATGGGCGTGCGCTGGGCAAACATGTAGTCTTTTTTCGTCGGCTTTTCCACGGCGGTAGCATGATAGGGGGTTGATTTCGCTTCCGCTATGGCCTGTTGCTTCTGCCGCTCCCATTCCTTACCTAAGGTTTTGGCGATATTGACTAACTGTTGGTCTGCGGTTTTGGCGAGATTCGAGTGGGAGTAAGCGCCAAGCTGTTTGATGTTGCGTGCGGCGCGGGCTTGCGCGGCTTGACGTGCCTTGACATGTTTTTGCTTCCGAGACATATGGCACAGTCCTTAAGATGGCGAGAGCACCCAAATTGGGTGCTCTCTATGAACGAACATTACTTAGTTATTATAGCAAGTTCACTTGGTTTCCTGATCGTCCACCGGCTCAATGCTGAAAAACTTGAATCCGCGACGGGAGCGGCGTTCCACCACCTTGATGGACAGTGGAGCTTCCCAAGTGTTCGGGGTTCCGAAGATGCCGAACATGGTGTTCAGCCCTGCCGCGAGAGTGGGGGAGGTGGCCGCATACGCCTTGTTATCATCGGTTACAATGATGACGCGCACGGTGTTGGAGATTTCGCCCGTCTGATCGTCCGTGACCTGTACGGCCTGTGCGACTGCGTTCACCATGTTCAAGGGTTCGTTGAGGTGTTCGTCGAGCTTTTCGGCGTTCTGCAATGCCGAATAAAGCTTGATCTTACCCTCACGGGTGGAAGTGTCGATAAAATGTTGCACGGTGCCCAATTCGGTGGATTCGGTGTTGAATGCGACAAGTGCGGTGTTAGTGTTTTCCATGATATTTTACCTTCCCTTATGGTTATTGTTTTTTATTTTTAGGCTTATGCCTAAAATCTTTTATATCACATGCCGTCATTATTTTCAACGTCGGCGTGTCGTTTGTTTGTATGTTCTTCGGGGTTCCATTTCTGAGGTTCCTCAAAAGTAGCGTACTTGTAAAAAGTCTCCTCATTCATGGAAACCTTTTGCGAAAAAATATTAATAGACCGTGGGATGAAGTTCGGAAACAGTTTTTTCGCACGAATCGAATACGCGCGCGCGTCCTTAAGTCGCCCGTCGATAACGTGCTCGGCTTCCATAAAATCACCGTCCACCAATTCCATACCCTTCAGCACAGCATATACGCGAGTGCGGAAAATATCGGTTTTGGTCTTAGCCAATTTTTACCTCCCCTGTAATAAGATTTTTTGTAGTTCGTCATCACTATACCTTGTCGTGTCCAGTCTGTCAAAATTTTTATACACACAGATAATCAGATTTTGCGCCTGTGGACTATCGAAAACCGTACAACAGTCGTACGACGTAGCCCCCTTGACAGCACAGACCGCACACCATGCAATAAGGTTAGGAGGATTCACGGCACCGTCCAAATATTCCACGCCATACGTACGGGATAATGCGGCGGCAAGCCCATCGCCAATACACATGCTCCCGCAAATCTGTGAGACAGTAATCACCGCTTGCGTAAACCATTCACTAGACGCTTCCCGCCACAGTCCGCACAGCATATTGACCGCACGGCAACACGTCTCAAAATCACCATAACCCATATCATAGCGCCTGAGATTCAACTCACGGGCATGACCCCGAGTAGCCTTGACAATACGGGGCGACTCCATGATCGCATCATCAAACCGGCGCATGCGATAGATCGGCGTCCTATCATTGCCACGGTTAAACATAATAGCGCCTTTCCACCCGGAAATATGCGATATTCCTCGTATGCGAGGGCACCGCAGCCCACTTACGCACAAGCTCAGCGGCCTTGTCGTATGACGTGGCACACCCCACTTCGATAGGAGGGTTATCGCCATGCCTCAAATACGCCAGTGCAACAAAAGTCTCATACATGATCAAAACTCCAAATCTCCCTCACCGGACTCGGCATCGAGCCACCACATGTCAAACCACAAGTCCATGAATGGATCCAACCACGGAAATACATAATCAACCCCTATCCAAGAGAGGAGTGTTAGCAATGTCGATAGCATCCAGCATCAAATCAACCACTTGTGAGCCGTCCCCAGCATCATACGCACACAAGGCCGACCCGCCACATACACCGCCACACAGTGTACGAAACTGGACGGCATACCTCAGCTCGTACCGTTCACCATGAGGACAAAACCACAATTCCACACGCCCCCCCACAAACGGGGAGTCAAACGTAGCGACTTTCATATCAGTCTTAACCATTTTCAGAAACCTTTCACGACAAAAACCAAAACGAGAATCACGGCCACAACAAGCATGGCCAAAAAGCAGAACACGTCACAAGCAGTACGCGGCAACTCGCAAAACACTGTAGCAGCCATTGTAAGGAACAACGCGGAAAGAATACAGACAGCAACAATCATGCCAATCATTATACCAACACCACCTTAACCATTCCAACCATAGTACTATCAAGGTCAAACGTGGCATTATCAATATCAACGCTCACATTCATGCCCTCATAGGCGGCACGAATATGAGACAGAACACCGTCCAATGAAGCCTTAAGAGTAGACGTGTAATGCTTCCTACTCGGCTTCACACAATCAGGCAAAACCTCAAACACCTGAAAACCATCATTAGTAATAATAAAATACCACATGTCAATTCCCCTCTTCAATTCACCAATCAACACAAGCGCGTGCCATCAATTCACGCACTTCCTCGGCATTAACGCCCAATTCCCCTGCGATTTGCTTATAATTTTCCATTTTATTTTTCCTTTCCTTGAAGTTGATAACTACACTATAACACAAACAAACAAACGACACGCCCGAAAACAAAATGAAGCAAAATCCTTAAACACAGATACCGACCGGTCGGT